AAGTATTAACTGATGCTTTTTCAGAAACCGAAAATATAAATGAAACCGATGTAGATGAAGAATTTAATATTACAAGAACTGTTTTAGAAAATATGAATGTTAATCGTCCAAAAAGTTATATTCAAACTATTAATAAAAATAAAGTAAAAGTATTAAATAGTGAAACTGATGTTGATAATATTATAAAGACGATTGATTATAATGATGTAGTGTTGACATTAACATACAAGGAAATATTAATATTCAATGAAATAGAATCATTAGTAAAAAAGATAGATAATGTATTTAGATGTTTAATACCATTCATATTTATAATATGTATTAGTGTTATTTATAGTTATAAAACTTAGAGAATTAATACTATTTAATAAATCATATTAAAATTAAATAAATACAGTATATAATGATAATATTACATTGGTATTTATGTTTCGTAGTATCGCGTCTTATTTTACCATACCCTAACATTCAATTGTCATCATCTTTTGTTAGTTTAATACATGCTATATTAACTATATTATATTCTGGATATATTATTCAATATGATATGTTGGAAAGTGATGTTCATACTTTTAATGTAAATCAATTAAACCTTATCAAAATATCAGCAGGCTATTTTGTTTATGATATCTTATTTATACTATTTAATAAAATATCAGCAATGTTTTTATTCCATCATATATTGATACTAGGGGTCTATTATTTAACAACATCATATAATATAGGTGCCTCTCTAATAACATACACAATATTTTGGGGTGAAATAACAAATCCATTACAAATTACATGGTACGTATCTAAATATTTGAAACATCACCGATTAGAAAAATATATGTTTCCAGTATTTAGTTTCAATTTTATACTAATACGAATGTTTGTAATTCCATATTATCACTATATATTACTATACAATCGTATTTTAGAATTATATACATACCATGACATCGCATTGTTGGGGTTAGTATTTATTGGTGATATTGCTAGTTTGGTTTGGATTAATACTATATTTAAAAAAATAATATCATAATTTAATTATATTTATATAATAATGAATAAGTCATTAATTAATATAGTTGGAGTTATAGTTTGGATAATTTTATTTTATAATTTTGTACCAATCAGTTTAATAAAAAAATATCCATTGATATTAGTTGGATTTGTATACGTTATATTTATTATATTAACAAATTACTTATTAATAGGTGATGAAAATGAAAATACTGTCAGCGATTATGATGATAATATAATAAATTTAGTTACATTAATAAATCGTAAAGCAATCGAAGTATCAACCGCTACATTTGCAATAGCATTAGCTACTAAAGATTTCTTCAAAGTAAAAATATACAAATACATATTATTATTTATGATATACACATTAATTTTTGGTGTTGGAATCATTGCTCCTGTCTATATTATTTCTAATGTTAGTAAATATAAATTAATACAACTTAATACTACTTTAATAACTATACGGAATGTATCACTAAGTTATAGTATTGGATTTATGATATCAACTTATATGCTAATAATTAGTCGAATTTTTGAAATTTAATAAAAAAAATAATCATATATTCGTTTAGAAATAACGGGTCCTATTTTTCGGCTATTATTCGGTAAATCTTTCAACAATATGATCTTTGTTTTAACATCATCTAATTTTTCATATTCTAATATCAAATTAGATAATGATCTATATTTATCTAATATGCTAGATGCTATATTTTTTGAAACCCCCGGTATTTGACATAATTGGACTATATTACACAGACTTGGTGTCATGTTATCTTTTTTACATATTTTAACAGAATCTAAATAGTTTGATTTAGTTTCAACTTTTTCAGACATAAAAAATTCTGGATGTTTTAATATCTTATTTCCCAATCTGTATAATGTATCACTAGTTTCCTTTAGATCTGTTGTTCTAAGGATAGTGAGTTTATCTCTAAATGCCATATTCAATAAAGCACCTTCAGTAATCACTTTAGAATTTTTGAAAAATTTAGTTTTACTATTCAACACTCCCTCAATAATATATACTATTTTACTTAATGGATAATTATTTAGTAATCGTATTTTTTGTTCTTTGTACCTACCGTCTTGAATAGAAGAATATAAATCATTCATCGATTTTCGTTCAATGATTAATACTAATTCACCCTCTTTTTTAAATAAAAAATCACCCAAATCTAAATAGTCACTTTTTAATGTAATCGATTCTTTTGGGTCTTTTTCCAATAATTCTTTTATTTTAGTTTCTCGTGAATCATATACTAAGTCAACCATTTAGTATATTCTAATAGTGTAACTTTAAATAGATTCGTATGAATTAATATACTTTTTGAAATCCGGAATTTTAGCACTATGTTTGTCAGAATTAGCATACCGCCAATATTGTTTTATGTTTTCTCTACTTTTTATACCACTACCTTTGTAATAGTTGATGTCTTCGCATCTTTCATTCATAAATTCAATCAAACTACCATATGTGAAATATCCTTCGCGATTTTTTTCAATATTTTTTATACACCGTAATAAAAATTTTGGCGCTTCTTGAATAGGTAATGTATCAATACATAGATGATTAAAACTAATAGTTGGTTTGAAGATTTCGTTACTCTTAGGCATTTTTTTATAAAGGTAAAGATTGTTGATATTTATCAACATAATAAATAAAAATCAATTTTATAAGTTTAGTGTAAATAAAGACCAACACCTATTAATGAATATAAATCTTTTTCCGACATATTTAATAAAACAGAACGAACGTGTTTATGAGTATCTAATACTATTTGTTTAGAAATATCTGTACCAGTCAAATTATAGCATGGACCTTCTAAATATTTATTTACAACATCATCATACATATTTTCTACATTTCTTTGTGTTTGGTACATTCCAACTAAATTATTTGTTATCCAAAATATATAATTTGAACTGTTTAACTCGTTTCTATCTGGTTCAACTGCTATTTTATCTTTGTATAGTTTGAAAACTAAATCAACTAATTTATCTTTTGGCATGTAAGCCCATTTAGATATTTTTTTATTTTTAAAATACTTAGTTGGATTCCGGTTAAAGAAGAAAGAAAATAACTTAAGTTTTATAGAAGATATCATACCTTTTCTATTATTAGTTTTATTCATTTAAAATAATACTATATTTTATAATGTAATTCTTAACGTACACTAAAGGTATAACTATTGATGTTTAATGATAACTGCGTATCCAGTATCTTGGTTATAATTATGTATAAATAATGGATTTTTAATTGATAAATCTTTAATATAACTGGTTCCACCACACGCACCAACATAATCGGTTGGATAAATGGTTTTATTACAATAAGTTTTATCTAAACATACATTATCACCTTTTATCCAACCACCACCACCACCACAACAATTTAAATTATCAAATTTATCACTTATCGAATCATTTCCTGAAAACTTACCTGATTGTCCACCTTCTAAATGTAATAACCTATTATTAGAATTATTAGTATTCAATTTAGTAATCACCTTTGGACTGTTATTTTTTGAAAAGTAATTTAATAGATTTTTACCAGTTAGTTTACCTTCAAAATTACTATTAAAATTATTAATACTATATTTTCGGTTTTGTTCATCGTAAAAAATTACATTACTATTTATATGACCATTTATGTGGGTTGTATCAATACTATAGTCTAAACTTATACTATAATCTGTAAGAACATTTTCAAATTCAAATTCTATAGTAGGTGAATAACTAAATAATGTTTCATATAAATATGTTTTTTCGATAGGTTCTGGGGTTTCATGTATATATATCATAGTACTTTCATTGTTTTTATCTTCAACTTCAAAATTAGAAATATTAATTTTATAATGAATATCTTTTTGTCCCGTTTGACTTTCAACCACTATTTTTTTTATAGGAAAATATAACGATGGTTTATTAGGTCGTTCATTGTATTTAATACTGTTACAACTATTTGGGGATTTAATTAATTCGCTAACCCAACCACCACCACCACCAGCCACCATTATTGCTTCATTTTTCTTTAATAGTGATGTTCCACCTGCACCAGAACATGAACCTGTTAATGGTAATCTTGCATGAGACATTAGATTATTTTTCACTGGAATGCGTTGTCCAGAACCACCTAATATAAATCTGTATTTATCATTTTTTATTAATTTTAAATCATTATAAATCATTCCTCCATAGCCTCCACTTTCAATTCCTCCTCCAACTAATATAATACGATATATTGCAGTATGTTCTACTTTAAAATCTTTATTATTTCTAATTATTTGGTTAGTATGATTGTAATTAAATTTACCAGTACCAATATACTCAAATAGTGTATTATTTATATTATATTTATAATATGTTTTACCATTTAGTATATAGAGATATGGTAATGAATCATATTTTATAATATCATTGTAATTCAAAAAAGCACAATCTATTTTTTTTGGACAATTATTAAATAGTTTGTTAGTTTCAATTTGATTTATTATTTTATGTTCTAATAAATCATAAATAATAGTATCATTATTACTGAATATATATACTTTATTTTCTAAATAAAACATACAATCAATATTACTTACACCTTTAAAAAAATCTTTGAAAAAAGTTGGCATGCTTATTGTGTTTGAAAACAAATCATATTTGTATATATTATTGTTATTTAGAATACAAATATAATTATGGGTATAGTTATAATATCCAGTTTTAATACTGTCTAATTCTAATTTATTTTTAATAAAATCTTGTGTTTTATTTTTATATACAATATTTCCACTAAATATAGTATAAATACCATCATGTTTACAATATACAAAATCAAATGAATCTAATGTATTTATTTTTTTTAAAGTATCAATATTAGGATGTATATATTCCTTTATAGAATGTGTAAAATTTTCTAATGGATGTAATACTATTAATATTATTAAAATAATTATTATTACTATAATTACCATATTAATATTAAGTTAGAAAAGAATATGAATTTGGGATGAACGTATATCATATGGTATCCAGATTTTCGGTCATCTTACTTTATTAGAAGAGTTTATAACTAATTTTTACAGTTGATTATGATGCAAAAAGATTAGAATTAAACTGATCACTCTGTCGCTCCTTCCAATCCTTACAAAATCCTAGTGGTGCGGTTCCCCCAACTGATACTCCACTTGCATTAGTAAGTGGTTCTCCACTTGCAATAGTATATGGTTCTTCATCAGTACCATCTGTACAATCTGGTCCCCCATCCCATTTATCACATATATAATATTTATTGACCATTTCTGTGCCACTG